GGTTCACTGCTCTTGGTGTTAGCACCATGGCATTCAACCTTAACGGGTTCAACTTCAACCAGTCGATCCAAGACAACCAGGGTCATGTTCTGAACACTTGGGCAGACGTTCTCAACCGTGCTGGTCTGGGTATGGAAGTCATGCACGAGCGTAATGCTCACAACTTCCCTCTCGACCTTGCTGCTGCTGAGTCTACTCCTGTAGCACTCACCGCTCCTGCAATCGGTTGATACTAGAGACAATAAAATAAACAAAAGGGAACTTCGGTTCCCTTATTTTTTTAGGTTTTTGTGTTAAGATATGATAAGTTCACAAACACCATACAAGTTGGCTGAGATCATTCGAGATACTTGGCCACAATTATTTTACTTAAAGGAGGTAAAAAATAAAAATGGTAGCATCAACACTACAACAACCAACACGGGGGTGGTTCGATGTTCTCGATGACTGGCTTAAGAGAGACCGTTTCGTTTTTGTTGGCTGGTCTGGACTTCTTCTTTTTCCCACTGCTTATCTTGCTATTGGCGGTTGGCTTACTGGGACTACTTTCGTCACGAGTTGGTATACTCACGGGTTGGCAAGTTCCTATTTGGAGGGTGCAAACTTTCTTACTGCGGCAGTTTCTACTCCAGCAGATGCTATGGGTCATTCTCTTCTGCTTCTCTGGGGTCCTGAGGCTCAAGGGGATTTCGTCAGATGGTGTCAACTTGGGGGACTCTGGGCTTTTGTGGCGCTCCACGGAGCTTTCGCTTTAATCGGTTTCATGCTTCGCCAGTTTGAACTGGCACGTCTTATTGGTATTCGCCCTTACAATGCTATTGCGTTCTCTGGTCCTATCGCTGTTTTTGTTAGCGTCTTTCTCATCTACCCTCTGGGTCAATCAAGTTGGTTTTTCGCTCCATCTTTTGGGGTCTCAGCAATCTTTAGATTCCTCCTCTTCCTTCAAGGATTCCACAACTGGACCTTGAATCCCTTCCACATGATGGGTGTGGCAGGAATCTTGGGAGGAGCATTGCTTTCTGCCATTCATGGTGTTACAGTAGAGAACACTCTGTATGAAGATGGTGAGCAGGCAAACACCTTCAAGGCATTCGACAGCACACAAGAAGAAGAAACCTATTCAATGGTTACTGCAAACCGTTTCTGGTCTCAGATCTTTGGTATTGCGTTTAGCAATAAGAGGTGGTTGCATTTCTTTATGCTGTTTGTTCCTGTTATGGGTCTTTGGACATCTTCCATCGGTATTATTGGTCTTGCTCTCAATCTTCGCGCTTATGACTTTGTTTCACAAGAACTGAGAGCAGCAGAAGATCCAGAATTTGAAACCTTCTACACCAAGAATATTCTCTTGAATGAAGGTCTTCGTAACTGGATGGCAACAGTCGATCAACCACATGAAAACTTTGTATTCCCTGAAGAAGTTCTTCCAAGAGGTAATGCACTTTGAATAATTTCATGGTGTTCATATACTTTATTTGTTTTGCTCTTATCGCTGGTGGTGCTTTTGCGATGATGTGGGGTAACATTCAATCAATCAATAAGATGATGGATGAACCACCTAAACCACGTCATCCAGAGGCACCAAAGCCTGGAGATGAAGTCATGTATGTTGACATGACAAAAGAACGTCTAGAGAGTCTTTACAACAAAGACAATTTCTGATATATAAAGGGCGTAGCAATTCGCCCTTTAATGAAAATCTTTTTAGATACTGCTGACACTGATGTAATCGAAAAATATTTCTCAACGGGATTGGTTGATGGTGTCACAACTAATCCTACTCTCATAATGAAGAGTGGTAAAAACCCTGAAGATGTCTATCAGAAGATTAAAGACATTGGGGTAAAAGACATCAGCATGGAAGTCATGGGCAACTTTGTTGAAATGTATATGGAGGGTTCTAGACTCTCTCAAAAATTTGGTGACGTTGCAACCATTAAAGTTCCTTGCACACGCGAAGGTTTACGGGTATGTAAAGCATTGTCTGATGAGGGTGTGAAGGTCAACGTCACATTGATCTTCTGCGCCGCTCAGGCGGTCTTAGCAGCGAAGGCAGGTGCAACATACGTTTCGCCTTTTGTAGGGCGCTTAGACGACCAGTCAGTGGCGGGTCTGGAGGTTGTTAGATCTATCTCTGAGTTGTATCGCATTCATGGGATCCGAACACAGGTTCTCTCTGCATCAATTCGCAGTGTGCAACGTGCTATCAGATCATGGTATAATGGTGCTGAGATCTGCACGATGCCACCCAAAGTATTTGATCAGATGTATGATCACATCCTTACCGATAAAGGTATGGAAATTTTTGAAAACGATTGGAAAGACGTACAAAAATGACATTCACAGTTTATTCAAAAGATGGTTGCCCCTATTGCACCAAAGTAGTTCAAGTGTTACAGTTGGCAGAACAGAAACATGTCGTGTATAAATTGAACAGAGACTATACGCGAGAAGAGTTTTATTCCAAGTTTGGAAATGGATCTACTTTTCCACAAGTCTTAGTCGATGATACATCTATCGGCGGATGTTCTGAAACAGTAAAGTATCTTAGGGAGCAAAAATTGGTCTAATGGAACAACACCTCATCGAAATCTATGATCTCGTTGAACATGCAATTGATAATGCTTTTTATGGTCAGATGAATCTGAAATTTTATGATTATCTTAAATCTAATAAAATTAAAAGACATGAGATAGATTCATTCATTTCAAGTTCAGTCACCAATGAAATCGGATGTTTGATTTTAGATCTAGATGAATATCTTAAAGGTGGTTCCGATAATGAGCACAAACAATTGCGTGAAGGTTATGGTCACATCCCTAAACCTCAAGCACGAAAAATCAGAAACTACTTAGAAAGTTTCATAGAAGATGCAAAGAGGTATAGTGATGACCGAAGACCTGGAAGACGGAAAAAGCAATCTAAATAAATCAGATCCCGGTTTAGAAATTAACCGTGGAGTAGAATTAATGTTACGGAATAGGAGGAAACCACCGGAACCAAAAACTTTTGAGGTTAAGTTTGGTAAGATGGTATCTCTTTTTCGTAGAGAGTATCATTTTTTCATCGAACTTCATTTTGATGTAAGGAAGAAAGTCTCTCGGAAGGAGGAAAAATGTTAGCAGTAACGTTGACCATAGGAACATTAGTATCAGTTATGTTCTTTTTTGTTGGAGGTGTGGTAGGATGGCTTGCTAAAGAACATGTTGTCACTACTCAACCAGTTTACACTCATCCAGAGATGTTCGATGAAAATGGAAACATTCTCCCAGATGAAATTTTAGCAGTACGATTTGAAAACGATTATGACTACGACGAAGACGAAGAGCAGGGTTAAATTACCAGCCAACCCTTTCATTCATGAAATTTTGGAACTTGCAAGTAAGCAACGTTCTAAGGCAAAGAAGATTGAGATTCTCAAAGAATATGAAAGTGATGCTCTTAAATCTATCATTATTTGGAATTTTGATGAGACAGTAGTATCAATGCTTCCTGAAGGGGAAGTTCCCTTTAACAGGAATGAAGTTCCTGTAGGCACGGATCACACATCTTTGCGCCGTGAATACAAGAACCTTTATCACTTTGTAAAGGGTGGTAATGATAGTCTTTCAACAATTCGTAGAGAGACTATGTTCATTCAGATGCTTGAAGGTCTCCATCCTGAAGAGGCAACACTCCTTTGTCTCACCAAAGATAAAAACTTGACCAGTAAGTATAAAATTACTTATGATATCGTCAAGGAAGCATTTCCAGACATTCAATGGGGAGGTCGTTCATGACAGTAGCAACGGAAAAAGAAAGCATGGAAGACTCTACTGCAGAAATCAGTAGTGTATCTGCAAAAAAATATGGATGCGAAATCCTTTTAGAGAAAACAACTTTAGAAAAAACAAATGACAAAAGTTTTCCAACAGATGCACTATTGATTTGGTATGAAATAGATGGAGTCGAGCATCTTGACTTAACCCGTTGTAAGAAAAGAGTAGATCTTTTTGACATGTATTATGATATGCATGGCAAAAATGTGATCAAAAGAATTGATTATGGTTTTGGAAGAATTAGCCCTAAAATGTGGGGATACAAAGCACCTGATAAGAAAAAAAGAAAATGAATGAAGATGATGTTATTAGGTCTCAAATTAATGAATTGATTCGTGATGAGATCCAAGAAGTAATTAATGATTATATTGACGAGAAAGATTCAACAGATGCTATTGGATTTTCCTCTGAAGAAGATGATCAATTGAAGGTCAACATTTCTAACACTGAAGTGGATCGTCTTATCAAAAAATATAAGAAAATTAAAAAGAAAGAAAAATCAAACTTCGCTCAGATTCAAAGGTTAGGTCTCGTTGATAAAAATGGGAGACCCTTAAATGGGTAAGCATTACCTTCTTAATCTGTATGGATGTGATTTTGATAAACTCAATGATGAACTTTATCTTAAGAGTTTAATCAAACTTGCAGCAGAGACTAGTGGTGCCACGGTTCTACAAACCATTTCTCATAAGTTTGAGCCTCATGGTGTGACTGCCATATGCCTTTTATCTGAGAGTCATATTAGTATTCACTCTTGGCCAGAGAAAGGTGAAGCCGCTGTGGATATCTTCACCTGTGGCGATTCAGAACCTAGGATAGGTTGTGATGTCATTATATTACAATTGAATAACGATCACCACACTCTCAGCTATATTGAACGTTGACAACTCTTGTAAATAGTATTATGATCGTTAGCATGTATTACTCACATCATGTATAAACCATACTCACCTGAGTGGCACCGCAAAAGGTATCTCAAAGAAGCAATTGACACATACTTCGATGACTATGTGGATAATGAAGTGATCTATGAAGATATCATGGATATCCTAAGTGCTAGGATGTCTGCTGCGGTTAATGAGGTTAACAAGGTTCTTGATTTAAAAGACAAACTCAAAATTAACTAACATGCTCTCCACCCAATACAGACTCAGACTTGAGTCAATTTGCAGATGTATTGCGAACAAAGAAGAGGTTCCTCTAGAGGATATGATCTGGGCAGAAAAGCTTGCCAAGGCACATACTCTTGCTAGAGACTGGTTAGCCAAAGCACGTCGCCAGTCTAAAGGTATTGAAGAGGGTAGCACCGACGATTTTTTGAATAGGATGGGGTTAGGAGACCCCGACCCATCCAATCATAAAACGGGGTTCGGTGGTGCTGATGAGATTGTTGATTGGTTTCAAAGAGACAAACCCGATGATTGGAGGCAACGTGACTGATGCTAACTAATTGCACCATCACTGATAAAGATGGAAAAGTTACCGATTACATCTGGGACGACCAGAAGAAAAAAATGGTAGAAGGCAAAAAAGAAAAAGAAATTCCATGGTGGAAACTGCATCAAATAGCAGAAGACTTGGGTGGAGAGCTTAGAAAACTCTACATCCAAGATAGTAATGGCAGAAAGTACAATAGAATCGTAATAGAATACCAGGAGAATAATGACGGCAGTAATTTACAGTAACGGCAGTCAAGAGTGTGAGCGTGTCGCTCAACTTCTCAAA